ATAATGGGTATAATAGAAAAAGGCAAACAGCCGCGCGTTAGGGCGTTATGACGGGGGGCGGTCAAACTGTTTGAAAGAATTAAAACGTTCCTTACAGGAACGAAACAAAGCAACACGACGAGAGCAATTATAGAAACCACATTAGGTCAGCCTATATGGACGCCGAAAGACTACGCAAATTTTGCCCGTGAAGGCTATTGTAACAACGTTTATGTTTATGCTTGTATTAGAACTATTTCTTTAGCAGTAGCGGGTATTCCATGGGTGGTATACCAACAAAAACGTAATGGGGATGTCGTAGAACTGTACGACCATCCACTTAGCAAATTGCTTAAAAGACCTAATCCGTGGCAAGGCGGAAGTTCCTTTTTTGAAAGCGTCGTCGGTTATTTGATGTTATCCGGTAACGCATACATAGAAGCAGTGGGGCCCGAACGTGGAGCACCACGGGAATTATATGCTCTTAGACCCGATAGAATGAAAATTGTTCCCGGTAATAACGTGCAGCTGGTCGGGGGATACGAATATACCGTGTCGGGAGAAACGGTTAAATTTGCTCCGGAACAAATTTTACACTTGAAATTGTTTAATCCACTTAATGATTGGTATGGCATGTCTCCCATAGAAGCAGCGGCACGTTCCATTGACCAAAACAACGACAGCAGGGCATGGAACGTGTCTTTGCTACAAAACATGGCACGGCCACCGGGGGCGTTAGTTACCGAAACAACGTTAACGGAGGAACAATTTAACCGCCTAAAAGAAGACATAGAACGGTATTACAGCGGAGTTAAAAACGCAGGCAAACCACTGTTATTGGAAGGTGGTTTGGATTGGAAAGAAATGGGGCTAAATGCACAAGAAATTGCGTGGTTAGAAGGATTACGTTTAAGCGCACGTGAAATTGCTATAGCATTTGGCGTACCTCCGGAACTTATTGGGGATAGTGAAAATAAGACGTATTCTAACTGGCAAGAAAGCCGAAAAGCGTTTTACGAGGAGACCATTTTGCCGCTTATGGATTGGATTAAGGCAGAACTAAACAATTGGCTTGTGCCGAAGTTTGGCGACAGTAACGTTTTTGTGGATTATGACAAAGACGAAATAGAAGCATTGTCCGAAGACAGGCAAACAATGTGGCAACGTGCTATTGACGGCGTTAAAGCTGGGATAATCACTCCGAACGAGGCAAGAGAAATGCTGGGCTACGAAACGGTAGAAGGTGCTGATTTGCTATTGGTATCTGCTACACTAATACCACTGGCAATGGCCACGGGGAATAACGTACTGGAGGAGTGAAATGAAAGAAATACCACCGGGATTCCGAAGACGCAGCATATCACGAACAAACGTACATGCCCGTTTGGTTAGCTTTCTAAACAAAGAAGAACCTAAGGTAGCACGGTGGCTCGTACGTAATTGGAAACAGGAAGCAGACGCTATAACGTACAAAGAAATACGAGAAGCGTTAATGACAGGTGAAATATCCTTAAAATGGCTACAGCAATGGCAACAAGACTACAGCCGTTTTGTTACAGACATTATGACTCCGACGTGGGAAAAGGCATTTGTGGATGCTGGGAACGTTATAGCGCAAGACATATCAAATTATGCCGGAAGAAGCTTCCGTTATACGGCAACAGGTAGACGTGTAGAAGAATTCATCCAAAAACGTGGCGGCGTTTTAGCAAAGAACCTAACAGAACAACAACATGCGGCGGTAAAGGAGTTAATACGGCATTTTGTGGTAGACGAGCCTGTAAGTGCACAAAAATTTGCTACGTATTTGCGCCCTGTAATTGGATTGACGGGTAAAGAAACACGTGCCGTACTTAACTTCCGGGATAGGCTACTTGCTGAGGGGCTAAGCAGCGACAAAATAGACATCCAAGTCAAAAAATATGCGGAGTACCTACACCGTGCACGTTCTATTAGGATAGCACGAACGGAGATAAGCTATGCGTACAATTACGGGGAATTTGACGCAGTGGGAAAAGCAATGGACGAAGGGTACGTACAAGGGGAGACTTTGAAAGTGTGGATTACAGCGGAAGACGAACGTACGTGCCCGTTTTGTAGTGAAATGGATGGGGAAACAATAGAGTACAATCAAACGTTTGAGGGATTAGACGGAGAAATAGAATGCCCCCCATTGCATCCAAATTGTAGATGCACGCTGGGGTATGAAGTACTTGAGAGAGTATAGAAAGGGGGTAACAAACAATGGAGTCAAAAGAATTTAGGTTAGATGTAAAGGCTATTGGCGACGAGGGGCTATTTGAGGGATACGCAGCAGTGTTTGGAAACGTGGACTTAGGTGGCGACGTGATTGAACCCGGAGCATTCAAAAAGACGCTAAGCGAGAATCCACGTATTCCTATTTTGTGGCAGCACGACCCGAAAGAACCAATAGGCGTAACGTTAGAAGCACGTGAAGACGCAAAAGGATTGCTCGTTAAGGGGCAGCTAAATTTAGAAACTACAAAAGGACGAGAAGCATATGCGTTACTAAAGCAAGGTGCATTACGGGGCTTAAGCATCGGCTACGATGCCGTAAAAGAAGTTTGGGAAGGGTCTATCAGGCGTCTAAAAGAAATACGTTTATGGGAGTGGTCACTTGTAACGTTCCCCATGAACCCCGGTGCACAAGTAGTAGCAGTGAAGTCTGTAGTTCCATTCCAAGACTTACCGTTAGCGGATAGAATGTACGAGTGGGATGGAGACATGGCACGTAACAGGGTAATGCGTTGGGCAGGTGGGCCGGACAAAGAAAACATGGATTGGGGCAAATACCGAAAAGCGTTTTTGTGGTATGACGCCGAGAATCCCGAAAACTTCACGTCGTACAAACTACCTATTGCTGACGTTATAGGTGGACAATTGAAAGCCGTTCCACGTGCTATTTTTGCCGCTGCTGCCGCCCTACAAGGGGCACGTGGTGGGGTGGATGTACCTGATAGCGACATCCCCGCACTAAAACGGCATTTGGAACGTTACTACGAAAAAATGGATATGACTGCTCCATGGGTAGAAAAACAAGGCTCTTTGGATATGCTTTTGTACGCCGTAATAGGTGCTGTGGATGAGGTAAAACACCAAACCAAGGTTGGACGTGTTTTGAGTAGGACGAATGAAGAGCTTGTTAGACGTGCTATTGAGGCCCTTCAAGCACTCCTTGCCGCCGTAGAGCCGTCGGAAGACACTCTCGGGGATGAGGAGCCGCAGGACGAAGGGAAGGCACTTGACAATATTTTAGAACAATTACGACAGTTAAAGGAGGTCGTATGACATGGATGACAGGATTAATGAGTTACAGAGCTTGGTTAAAGAACTGAGGGACAAATTTGAAGCAAAACAGGACGGGCTGTACACGAAAGCGGAGTTTGAAGAATTTGCTGCGAAAGTGAATGCACGTATTGACGAACTGGAGACTAAACTACAGCGACCAGCTATAGGCACAAACAACGAGCCGGACGACAAGCAGGAAGCATTCCTAAAATACGTTAGACATGGGCTATCCGCATTAGAACCAAATGAACGTAAGGCACTTGTGGAGACCGGAACCGTCGGAAGTGGTGGTGAAATACTTGTTCCCGAAGCGTTAATGGAGACTATTTTTAGCACCTTGCCGAAGTTTACCATTATGCGCCGACTGGCAAACGTACGGCAAATTGGAACAGACAGGGCACGTATCAGGACAATTAGCGAACCTACCGTGTCGTGGGGAAAACTTGAAAAACCGTCTACTCCTGCGTTAACCTTAACCGAAAGCTCGGGCTTCACTCCGGGTGAAAAACTTATTTGGATTGAAGACTTGTACGGGCTGCTAAAAATAGGCGAAGACGAACTTATGGATACGGATGTTTCTTTACAGAGCTTGCTCGTTGAAGGATTTAGCAGAGCAATAAGCCACACAGAAGACATGGCATTTGTCAATGGTACTGGGCATGCTGATGGACGGCCTGTGGGTATACTCAGCACAGAAGCCGCCGTTCCTACAGTAGAAACAACCACTGCTAACACGTTTGCCGTGGATGATTTGTTCACTCTTATTTATGACGTTGCTCCGGAATACAGGACGACTGCTGCTATATTGGTACATCCGAAGACCGAAATGGTTCTGAGGTTAGCGAAGTCGGTTGCTCTCGGCATGTACTTGTGGCAGCCATCTTTAGCGGAAGGCACTCCTCCCACATTTGCCGGATATCCAATTTATAACCATGAAGCTTTAACTCCTGCGACGGATACCTCACTGGGCGGCAAAGCAATAGCCATATTTGGTGACTTCCGTCAAGGATACCTGATTGTGGACAGACTTGCTATGACTGTACAACGTTTAGACGAACTATACGCTGAAGCTGGTCTCGTAGGTTTTAAAGCTCATTTTAGGGTAGGCGGCGGCGTTGTAGATGCTAATGCGCTGCGCATCCTTAAGGTGAAATCAAGTCCATAATGAAGATTAGGATTAGGACCACGTTAAGTTATGGGGGCCGGGTTTATCAGCCCGGCTCCAAAGTGGATATAGAAACCGATATTGCTAAACAATGGATAGCAATGGGATTTGCCGAAGAGGATAAGAGTCTTGAAGGTCCGTCGGAGGTTAAAAAACATGTGGCTAATAAGAAAAATACCTCCAAGTGAAATACCTTTAGGTACAGAAGAAGTGGCACAATTTTTACGTTTAGACGAAAGCGACGAAACGGAACTTGCTACTGTACGTAATTTGGTTGCTGCTGCTACGAGTATAGCTGAAAACTACACGCAACGCTCATTTATGACACAAACGTGGCAGCTAGGCATAAACACGTTACCCACACGGCTTAGACTTCCACGACCACCTGTACAAAAAATAGAAACAATACAAGCAGGTGAATTCACAATTGACAGCAGTGCTTATAAGCTGTACGACGAAAGCATGCTTATGTGCTCGTTTGAAATGAGTAACTACGCAGACGACATTGTCATAACGTACGTGGCAGGGTACGAAAGTGCGGAAGAAGTACCGTCGGATATCAGGCAAGCAATTCTCATGCTCACAGGCTATTTGTACGAAAACAGGGAAGGTGCTGGCGAAGTTCCAGAAGCAGTGAAGCAGCTTTTAGACCCGTATAAGGTGCTAAAAATATGAAGCCAGTAGAAGCTGGGAAGCTACGCAGACAAGTAACCATTCAATCCGAACAACGTTCCCCTGATGGATATGGGGGATACACAAAAACGTGGCAAGACGTTTGTACTGTTTGGGCAAGCATAGAACCGCTAACTGGGTCGGAATTGTTTGCAGCAATGCAAAACGAAAGTGAAATACGTTACAAAATTAGGATACGCTACAGGAATGACATACAACCTTTTATGCGTGTCGTTACACGTGATGGCAAGGCATTTGAAATTGTAGCAGTAATTGACGTGGAATATGCTCATAGGGTATTGGAATTGGAATGTAAGGAGTTAGTGCCGTAATGGACAAGGTGGTTTTCAAATTAGACGGTGCAGAACAAGTGAAGCAAAAACTATTAGACCTCAGTGAAAAAAAGGAACAAAAACTGAAACAAGCAGTGGGAACATCGGGTCTAAACATACAACGCAATGCTAAATTATTGTGCCCAGTAGATACAGGAACGTTACGTAACAGCATTATGGTGGATTTTGAAGGGCTAACAGCAACGGTTCACACAAACATACCTTATGCCCCGTATGTGGAGTTTGGAACGTTCCGCATGCGGGCACGACCATACCTAACGCCAGCAGCAAAACAAGAAGAACCACGGTTTTTGCAGCGTCTAATACGTATTTTGAAGGAGGAAGAATGAAGAGCCCAGCATTGACCCTACAAAAAGCAATTTATGAACGTCTAAATGGGGTGGTGCCGGTATACGACACTGTACCCGAAGGAACACCTCTGCCGTACGTTGTTATAGGTGAAGACATGGCTACTGACTGGAGTACGAAACTACAAAATGGGCAGGAGGTTACCGTAACGTTACACGTTTGGAGTGATTACGACGGTATGGCAGAAGTGAAGGCATTGGCATCCACAGTGTTAGAAACGTTAACAGCTAATCCACTATCCGTTACGGGGTTTGATATGGTATTGTGCAGGTTAGACTTGCTACAATTTATGGTAGACCCCGAAGGGTACAAGCACGGGGTTCTCCGGTTAAGCTTCAAAATGTTAGAAATGTAAGGAGGTAAGACAATATGGCACATAGCGAAGTGTTAGGCGTTGACGTACTCATAAAGGTGAAAAGCAATGGCACGTACGTGGCTGTAGGTGGACAACGTGGTGCTGCTCTATCTATTTCTGCTGATAGCATTGACTTGACAAACAAGGTAGATTCTACTTGGCGTCGTGGAGCAGCTGGATACAGGTCATGGACGGTTAGCTGTGACGGTTTAATTGTGCCGTCGGATACTGCATATAGATTGCTAAAAGGTGCCGCTATGGATGGGTCAAACGTACTTGTGGAAATAGCAATGGATACAGAAACGTTATACGGCGAAGCGTACATTACGGGCTTTGACATGGATGCTCCAGATGACGACGCAGCTACATATTCCATAACGTTACAAGGCACGGATGCGTTGAGTGAGACGCAGCCGTCATAGGGGGAGAACAATGCTACGAGAATACCGTATTGAAACAGATGCCGGCGTCTACAACCTAAAATATACCACAAAGGCTTTGGTTTTTTTGGAGCAGCAGTTTGGTATGAGTATAAACGACATAGGCAAAAAGGTGTCGGAAAACGTGTCTATGACTGACTTGGTTAAGCTGTTTAAGGCGGCACTTATACATGAAAATCCAAACGTAACGGACGAACAAATATACAACGTTATTGACAGTATTGGAATAAAGCAGGCAGCTGAGGCGATTGCTAAAGCATTCCAATACGCTTTGGGTGGAGAAGAGGAAAAAAACTAATGGAGACAGGAGAAGCTACCATTAATTGGAACGAGCTTCTCCTGTCTGCTTTACGTATAGGCCTAACGCATGAGGAGTTTTGGGCATTGACACCAAAAGAAATAGCATTAAGTGTAGAAGCATACAATGAAAACAAGAAAGACGAACTGCAATTGTGGGCTTGGGCAGTATCTCTAATTGTGAGCTATACTGGGCGACTTAAAAAACCTATACAGCCAAATGAACTTCTTGCTGAAAAAACAAAAAAGCGCATTACTCCAGAAGAGAAGCAAGCAGAATGGAGCGCCATCCAAAGAAGATTTAAGGAGGTGTAATAATGGCAGACGCAGGAGAATTGAAAGTCGTAGTTAGTGCGGATATAAGCGACTTCCAAAAAGACATGAAACAGGTCACCTCCGAACTTAATAACGTAC